CCTGTTAAGCCACCCACCAATGTGTACATAGACTTCCTGATACCAATGTATCTATTTAGTCTATCAAACCCCATAGGAATACCACTATTCCTACCCTCAATACCATCTTGTACAGCCTTAGCTAAGTCTTGAAATATCATATGTCTGTTGTTCCTGTTGGTTTAGCTTGTTCCTCAATCACAATACCTTGTTTAACAAGTTCTATGAATGGTTCAAAACTTCTCTGTGTCAAATATGTCAGACTGTTCTGAATGTATTTAAGTTTATTCTCTCCTGATTTGTATGAGTTCTCTTTCTTTTGAAGAACATCAAACTCTATGGCTGCTATCAAATCATCTGCAGTGTAATCTCCTTCTGACAAAATGGCGTTAAACTTAAGCCTACAGTTCTCTTCATCTCTACGTAAAGATCTAGATCCTGCGAAGGTTTTATCTTTATGTCTAAATGTATCAGTACCTGGGAATGCTTTCCACCATCTCTTGAAATCTTCACTAGCTGGTTTCTTCTTAATCACCTTGTCTTTAGGAGCTTCCTCTTTCATAAACTTCAATAGATTCCTACCTGTAAGAGTGATCTTATTGTCACCTGATATCAAACCTTTACGATAGATACCTTGACATATAATTTCCATCTTAGCATCTCCTTGACATATCTCTTTCAGATCATGGCCTTCCTCCACTAATCTAAGGAGGAAGACCATGTCTAAACTAAAACCATTCTTTAACAGCTCTTTAAAATGAAATAGCGTCAATTTTAAGTTCATAATTTCTGATTATTCTGCGATCTATTTTTCTAATCAAACTCTGAGGAATGCATACATTAATTTTAGCTTGCTCTTGTAAAATTTGTAGATCATTAAGATCAACTTTATCGCTCATAAAAACCTCAATTTGAGCGATACCAGGGTCATTTAATGATCGATAAAATGCTTGCATATCTTCTTGTAAATATACTAAATCTTTCTGAGCTTCGTGCTCATAATCTTCGATGTGTATCATAATTTTACATTGAATTTGTGTTTAAACCATAGATTATTCTAGCTGGTTTTTTGAATTTGAGATCTTTCTTAAGCTGTTGTTTCTTAGCCTCTTTCTGTCCTTGGAGTTTGCGATATTCTAACACTTGTTCTTTTGTTATATATCCTTTTTCTAGGGCATTTTGAATAGCTTTTTCACCAGCTGCTCCATTAGATCTTTTTTTCTTCTTTCTCATACTCTCTAAATTTAACGTCTAATGTACGTCCTGTGTTATCCCAGAACTCGTTACAATAAAACTTACCCTCTTCACGAGGTGATTCACTTAGAACAGTTTGTCTAAATGGATTCCATGGTGCTGTGAACCTATAGCAGTCATGCTTCATAGGACACTTCTTGTCTTGACACATTGCGATATCAGCCATTATTTCTTATCTAATATCTTAATACCATTCTTTGTGTACCTACCTGGTTCTAACTTACCATGCCATTCATCATGGCTTATTTCCATAGAGAAAGGTTTGTAAGGTTGAAAAGGTTGAGCTTTAGGCTCTTCTTGTGTACATGATGCCACTCCCAACATCAATAACAAACATAGTTTACTACTCATTTCTTATCTAATAAGTCTTGTATTTTCATACCTGTAACTATGCCTATAATAAATGCTGCTAGTGCTAACATGCTGCCATACCAAAGAATACATACTGACCATCTCTTTCTGTAAGAGAAGACTTATACGTAATGCATGCTACGTTAGGATCTTGATTGCTCAAGAACTTCTCCATACGTACAAACGTAGTGTCTTGTGTCTTCTCTGTATGCTTACGAGCATATTCAACAGCATCACCTTTCGTCTTGAATGACTGTAACTGTCTCTCATCATAGCTACCAACATATACATTGTATCTAAGTTCCCATTTACTGGTGCCTTTAACAATAGTGTGCTGCACAAATGATTTAATCTTGTTAGTGTTACCTTTTGGCTCTAGTTCACAGATTACATAACAGTCTCTTTTACCCATGTCACCAATCTTATCATCGATGAACTGTTTAATAGACTTGTTAGTACGATGAAACTCAGACGTGACGTCTCTAAATGTATGACATGTACTGATAGTACCATTATAAATGTCATTACCATACTCTTCAATAGCATCTTCTTGTGCTAAGGTGAATGCATCTGATGCACTCTTTGCTCTTTTTCTTAGGATGAACGATTGTGCTCCCATTGTTTATGATTTAAATTGTGAATAATATACCAAAGTCAGTAGTAAAACTGTGACAAATTCAGTAACAAAAAAGCCTCAGAGAAATCTGAGGCTTAAAGCGTTACATATTGTAACAGTTTAGATAATTCCTAAAAGTAGTAGTAATACTACTGATTTATAATGTTAAATTATATCGTCTAATTCGACGATAATTCGAATTATCGTGTATTTTATGACACTTTTTGTCAAATTTTATACCCTTTCACGTATAAATTTTGGAAATAGTGCAATATTATACCCTTTCGCGTATAATTAGAATCCAATGAAAAACTTCTTAATCTTCTGCCACAACGTAAGCTTCTCTTTAATTGGTTTAAATACCAATGTGGTAGTTGTGCTTGTTGTGGGATTAGTTACTTGTTCATAATAGATATCATCTTTGTTATCTGGATTAAACTCACGCAATCCTAAATTCAGTTCAAACATAGCCATTGTAAGCTCAGCTCTACGTTTATTACACTTAAATGTCTTCTTAATAAGTGGTAAAGCTGCTTTACGCCATTCTAATGTTTGTTCTGTTGTCAGTGTATATATTCTCCAGAACTCTGGTGTATCCACTGCGTCCTGATAAGTTAGCCCTATCATTTCCATTTGCATAGAGACCAACTTCCTGTTGATCTCTTCACGTTGTTTCTCTGTTCCTGCCATATTAAAATAATGATAATTGGTTTGGTGCTACATATGGTCTTCTCTTACCATTGTAACTAATCTTATTAATAATTCTTTCTGCCCTCTCTATATAATAAGAATGATTAATGTTATCTAGAGGGTGATCTGGTGTTAAATGATTACATACAGTCATTAGCCATTCACCTGCTTCAACTTGTGATACAGCTGCTGCTCCTGATGTAGAGTCTTTGTTCTTTACCTTGATGAGCTTCTCTCCTGTATTTGATACATAATATCTAATAAGTTTGTTGTAGACGTTTGTTCTTCCATCAGAAAGTCCTTCGAAATGGAAATCTCTCGTAGCTCTTTGACGCATAGCAAAATCATAGATGTTTCCATGATTACGTATAGTGTCGTTAACAGGAGTCCCATTAATAAAATACTGTTCGAGTGCGATAGGAACAACCCTGCCAGACTTATTCTTGTGCAGCTCAAAATCAGTAAGAAAGTCACCCTTCTTCTTGATTCCTCCATCAGTTTTAATCGCAAGGTAATCATTAACAGTCGAGAAGATAATCTTTCTATAGTCTGTTCGTTCAAGCTCATATCTTGTTAGTTTTGACCACCAATCATTAATCTTATAATGCTTGGCTATGTCTGTTTTCTTAATTCTAATCGTTACACCATCTGTGTTTGCAGATATTACATGTATACCAGCTAGCTCATACGCTTCAATAAGCATAAGCAAGCTAAGCTCTCCAGTAATAGTAGTAAACATAGTAAGTTGTCTATCGTAGATCCACGACTGCATATCAGAAGATTTACCATATACAGAATTGACAGCAAGCTTAAGAGCCCCAACAATCCCTGCAATGCGTTTATCTTTTTTAGCCTGTGGTTTAAGTTCGAGACGACGTTCAAACATTTTAATATAACCATTAAGAAATTCTCTACCAAGATCACCAGGATATTGACCATTATTGATAATAATAGCAGGATAATAACTAGAAACGTCCCAATCAATGATTTCATATTCATCATCAGCTTCAAAAATCTCAGGTTTGTTCTCTGTGTGTAAGCCACCTTTAGCAAACGTATAAGTGTTGCCATAGAATTCTATACTTTCTTTAAAATCGTCATTCAGTGCTAAGACTACAAGTTTCATTCTGCTCAAAAAGCTTTGCAACTGTGGCGTTTCAAATGCTACATATTTTGCAATACAATTCTTAATCTTGATGTTCTTTCTAAAATATCCTTTGCGTGGTATATCACCCACTTGAATGCGTTTCTCTTCGCAGTAATATTTCTTGATCATCTCATCACCAATCTTACTATCAGAATAGTTAAGACATGGTATACCAAACTCTGCTTCGATATCTTGTCTAAGTTCTATCTGATTGTTACCCTTGTACAATGGATGATTTGTATCACCTGTGGTTACTTTGTAGAACTCATAGGTAGCCATTACGTCATTTGTACAATAGTCTCTTGTTAACTGTATCTCTTCTAGAGTCATATCAGTCTTACTGTGATGGATAGGCATCTCCTCGATGTTCTCCAGATCCATCTCAAACTCTAGTCTCTTCAGACTAACCATACGATTCTTATTGTCGTAATGATTAACCTTGAACAAATCTATCTGTTTGCATGTAAGATCATGTTCTCTATACTCTGAGAATACTTCATAGTTAGCGTCATGGATTACATCTTGAGCTTTCTGTGCAATAGCTGCACATATCTCTAATCCACCCCACTCATGCCAGAAGTCATAGTTACGCAAGACCCACTCAACCACTTGAGCATCGAATCGCAAGTTGTTATAGCCCACCCAGTAATAATCTGGATGCTCACTAATAAACTTAACCATCATGTCTAGTGTGTTGTGCCACTGACTCACCATAAACTCGTGAGTCTTGTCCTCCTTTGGATCGTAGACGTTTACAAGAAAGAACTCTTGCATTGTCTCGATGTCATAAATAAATACATTCATTTCTAGTAGTTTTTACCATGGCTATCAACTAATGATATCCATCCTGTTAAGATGTATTTAGTTGTTGTGTTACTCACTTCACCTTTGTGTGTGTACGTCCAATCAGCAGGAAAGAACAAAAGCTTACCTTGTTCAGCTTTAACTGTTCTTTCTTGCATCATGAATTGTGTCCCACCATCTGGTACATCATTGAGATATATCATCCATACAAATAGCCTAATCTTATCAGTTGTTGACTCGTAGTGCCATTTATGAAATCCTTGACCTGGTTCGTATTTCTGTAAGTTAAATGAATCAATAGAAACTGTAGTCATTTCAAATATAGGAAACTGATCCATATACTTATACATCTCAACTAGCATTGCGTCTAACATATCAGGAATACGCTCACCATAGATTCGCTGTACGATTTTTAGATTATCATCATCAAAATGAAAGTCTGTTGATTCTTTTACAGATTTATTAATACCATTACCTATTAGTCCTTCAACTTGGTATTTATTGTTCTCTTCAAAGATATTAATTAAGTCTTCACATTGCTCTTTGGTTAGAGCGTTATGCTTCTCATAAATGAAATCTACCATCTTTCAATGAATTTAAAGTTACCTGCGTTGATTAGATAATCATGAGCCTCTTTGTCAACCATCTTTAGCTGTGCTAATCCTAGAGTGTATGTTAACAATCTACTTTCTAACATAGCATTACGTTGTATCAAAGAATCATTAGCAAAGATAATACTATCACATTTAGAAAGCACAGGTTCTGGTACATATACTTCACGTTGATTATTAAGTGCATTAATAGCAATAACAACAAATGTACACACCACTATTAAAGTTGATAATAATAGGAATTTGTTATGTGGTGTCATGATTCCAATGCTGTTCTAGGTGTATTAGTCTTAATCTCACGTAAATTATACTTCTCAAGATAGTTCTTCTTGCTACGCATGTGTTCTTGTTGTAGCTCATTGTCAACTGATTTATATACATTGATGATGGCCTTGATTACTTCTGGTGATTCTATTTCTGTGTTGTTCATGTCTATAAAATTAAGGCAGCCACCATTACGATGACTGCCATGAATACTATTCTTCAATATCTACTACCATATACTTCAACAAAATACCACCAGCTTTAACCTTTGCTCTACCTCTAGTGCTAGCATAGCAATCAATCTTACCACTTTTATTGCGTGTAATATTGACATGTACAGTGATACGCTTAGAAGTCAAGAACAGATCATTAACACTTTCTGATGTACCACTTTCACGTACTAAATTAAAACTACCATCCATATACCAATATGATGGCTGATTAGTCTCACCAAAGAAACCAAACACTGTACCACGCTTATCATCGATAGCTGTAATTTCTACTGGAACACCATTACGTGTTACTACGCTGTACTGTCCTGTATTGTAATCTCTTAAATTGAATTTTGTTAAATTTGACATCTTGTTAAATTTTAAAGGTTCTTAATTATTTTCTTTCTTGGAGGATGGTATTTATCCTTAAACCATGCTGCTAGTTCATCAGTCATCTTGACTGGTATTTCAGCTATTACATCGTCCCATGTTCTTGGTCGATAGCTATATGCACCTTGGTTTGAGAATACATAAAATCCTCTACGTGTTGTGGTCATTCTTAATGGATACTTACAATTCTCACATAAAAAGTGCATTGTATCTGTACCATTATTCTTGTACCTATTTATAATGCGAGTGCTCATATGATCATATTCGCATTGTAAACAAAAGAGGCGATGTCCCTCAATTGGAACACCACCTCGTTTTCTAATTATCATCCCCATCGTAGTAATCGTCTAAGTCTATTGCTTCGTAAATTTCATCTAATGTTATCCATTCAGGCACCTCCATATCTTTAACATGCTCATCACAATATGTGAGTAGTTTCATGCTCTTGATAGTGATGTCATCTTCACCTGGTTCTTCTAATGTTGCAGGTGAATAGTAATGGGACCATTTGATTTCTACAGTACAATAAACATCATCTTGTGTTGGATGGTAGAACTCTGCATGAGTTGATCCTGTTGTTGTCATCTGTGATGTATTATAACTTTATTGTTGAATAGTTTAAGCTCATCGTCATCAGTTGTTTCTAATGAAATCTCCCCAACTAACATTTCTGTAATTATAGGGATTTGCACCTCGTGCATCATGCCAT